GCTTGGAACTCTTTTCGCTCTTCTAGAGGTACACGCGCATTACGTAGCGCTTTACTCACACGCCCTAGAATAGCGAACGCATTACCGTCCTCACCAGACAACCTAACTTTTATATGTGGATACTTTATGTTCATGCTTTCATTCCGCAAAGAGCTGACATCCATGTCTCAGGATGCTTTTTATAATTGTCGTACTCCTCATACAACTCAGTAAGCTCTTCATTGATTTTAGAGTATGGGAATATTTGAGGTGAAAAAGAATGGATATTATTCACACACTCTTCAATAGTCGTCAAGTCTACACCCTTTCCAATTCTAACTGCTTCTTCAAGTTTCATTACTATAATTTTTTATTTCTTGGCGAGTGACATTATCATATCTTTTGTCTAATTCATTCATACTAACCATGAACTCATCTCCTGAACCATGTTCCCACCGTGTACATCTATCTAAGAAAGAGTCACGAGTAATCTCACCGACAAGTATAATTTCATTAGTTTCCTGTAAGTGCATAGCAAAGACGTATGTTTGAGCAACATTCTTAGTAAGCTCTTTTTCTTTTAAAATAAGATCGGGAATGTATGGTTGTTTAATGACTCTCGTTTTTACATTTACTTTTCTCTTCTTAAAATCAACACCACCATCACCACCAGAATAAACATTCAAATTAGATTCTTGATCAGTGTAACGACCATATGCATATTCACCTAGTACACCTACATGCATCGATCGAGACGTGTAGCCGTTCTTTCGCTTCCAGTCAAAATTGACCATCTCATCGGCTTTACTAGCTAGCGAAGAAGACTCTTCTGTTAAGTTATATTTTATCATTTTTAAATTGGCTTCGCCTTTTAAAAGATTCCCATGTAGGCTTTGGTTCGGGAAGATCTTTCCACTTCTTAAGCAATTCTTTTCTCTGTTTCTCTATATTCATTTTTCTTAAAGTATCGTAATATGGNCTTGTCATTGGTTTACCTACAATATATCTTTCACCTTGATTGCTATATCTACTAACTACCATAACTGAACTATTCGAAAGAAGCAGTTACCTGGAGGTAATTCAAACCAATGCAACAACGGACTAGTTGTACTATCTCCAACAGTACCAAAATTGTACATATGGGACCATGTTTTCATATCTTGAGAGTACTCAAGACCGTACATGATGAAAGGATCTAAGCTAGTATATTTAAAATAAATACCACCAGGTGAACCATACGGCTCACCGGTAGCTTCAACTACTTTCTGATGTACTCGTTTTATTTCTATCTTTGGAGCTGCAGTAAGCGCAACACTGCTTAGTAATAATATTGTAAGTAGTCTAGTCATTAGTCTTTGTAGTTAACAATGTATAACAATTCACCTGTATCATTATCAAACCTAAAGCTAACTTCCGACTCAGGTATTTTTACTTTAACAGTACCACTATTCGCTAATTTCCTGTCGCGATCAATCTCGCGAGTTATCTCGACAACATTATCAATTCCGACAAGTGGAGCCTTCTCTGGCTTAACCGAAACAGTCTGTATAAACTTTAAAATATTCTCGTGTAACATATGTATGTTTTAATTCTTTCTTGCGTTTGGATCACTCTCATTGTCGTCAAAACCAGCATTGTACTCTTTGAGTTCAAATGGAGTCATGTCCTTTTCTTCTACCATTGGCGAGTCATATGACGCACCTCTAAAGAAGTGAGGACTACGTCCGCGCTTGTACCAACTATCCGCCGTACCTCTATCATACGGCCCTCCGTGTCTTGCATCAAAGTAAGTTCTCATCTCTAACAACACAATAATTATAGCTTATCCCGAGAATACGTCCAGCTTATATTTGTTTCTCTAACTTGTCGATAAGCTTTCGCACTCTAAATTCTGGGTTTGAATTATCCCATGTTAAGATATTGTACAATTGATTACACTCACCTCTGGTTAGTCTAATATCACTTGGAAGCTTCTCCCACTCCTCGAATGAAAGCTCTTGTGGCTCAGCAATACCGTGCACATACACTTTCTTCTTCGCTAATGGCCCTCTCGGGTCTCGGCGCCGTTCTAAGTTACTATCGTAGTTTATTTTCATCTCCAACAACAAGATAATTATAGCGTATCTAGAGAGAACGTCAAGCCCAACCTAATGGATTTTCTGTTAAGTCAGGCATACCGCTAACTTCTTGATCAATATTGCAATGGAATGTGCTACGAGAATCTGTAGGTTCCATACTTGGAGGTGGGCCACCTGCTTGAACTAGCTCTTCAGCGCTAACAGTGGCGAATCTGGAGCTTGCGCTCTCAGCCGTGAGGTTTTTATAATCGTTCATCATCATCTCTAACAACGCCAATATTATAGTATCAAATAGGGAGACAGTCAAGCTTTTTCTCTGGATATGTTTACTTTACGCGCGTAAAGATCTTAATCTTTACCGGTAAAGACAGGCGAAAACGCTATGTGCAGAATTACTGAGCTATATTATTCGTCTCCAGATTCAGCAGCAGCCGGTGAATCAGCTGGTGCTTCAACTACTGGAGCAACATAGTCTGTTAAGTCAGATACTGCAGCTTTATCAGCTGGCCATGCAACACTAAGAGCGGGAAATGTAAGAGCAGCAATTGACGTCTGAGCCGCGGAAAGGGCATCTGTAACCAATTTAACTTGAGTAGCAGCCGCGTCCCGCGAAACATCTAAGCCTGTAATCTCGCAAGTATCGTCTAAAAAGTTAAAAAGGTCCCGTGCCTTATTGAGGACAATATCCAGATCGTTTTTTGCGTTATCAATGGTTCTAAAAGGAGAATCCTCAGACCAATTACTAAATTGCTCATCTCCTGCAGCTGACAAATAATTTCTAAGTTCTACCTTATGTGACATAAAAATATTTATGTTCTACTGCATGTATTTCTATCAATTAGCCATAAAAACTAATCCTATCCCTAAGAAAAATCCGATCACAGCTACAATTTTGACTATTCGACTATACCTATGCAATAGGAGATATCCATAACGATTATGGTTTGTTGTATCTATTTGGAGAGAGGGTGTGTAATCTTTTTATGTATGTTACCTCATATCCAGACTTTTTAATTAGTTCAAGTAGTTTTTTGTTTGTAAGATAAATGACTCGTCCATCCTTTTCTATAAAATCAATAAGAACTAATTGCTTGTTAATATCAAACACGACATATTTAACATTGAACTCTTTTTTAAGATTCTTTTTAATACCAATTGCACATACAGAACAAACTAACCCAGGTACCTTTATCTCCATATCAGCCTTAATTGGTTTATCAGGAGCAGGATGAACCATAAAAATAAATCCCATGCCTATTAAAAAACCAAATAGAGCGACAAGTTTAGTTAACCGACCATACACATACTTTTGTAAGAGTTCTTCTTCAAATTTATCAAAATCTTCCATATGGATTATTTAATGCGCCTCCTTAAGAGGAGTGGATCAAAATTGTCGTTGCTATCGTAAGCAAATGGCTCCCATCCTTCGGGAATGTTTTTAGTGTTGGAGGTTTTATACTCCCACTGTTGAGTTGGGTCCCAAGAAATGATTAAAGGGCTGGACGTAGCACCTGTTCCGAGTACTATCGTAGTGGTCAATAATACACCGACCGCGAATGATTTCCAATCTAGTTTTTTCATAAAATTTTTAAAATGATACCTTTAACACATCAATCTCAATACCACCTAACTCGGCTCGGTCTGGTAATGCGACCCTATTAACGTCTGGGTCTCTTCCATCTTTATTTGGCATCCAATTATATCGGACACTATGACAACCACTAGCGAGAACCAAAATTAGAATAACGAAACAAATGTAAACTCTTTTTTCTAAACTCATGTTAATCATTATATGATGCGTAATCTAATATTCTATCGTATGTTAATTCGAGATCTTTGTATTCCTCACTACCGTCGTCAGATAATTGATTCATGCTTAACGGGGTATTGTGTAGAGTATGGACATATTCATCTTCATCATCACGCGCTTTGCGCTCTGCTTTACCAAACTCTGAATTA